TTGTTTGATAACAAATCATATTCTTGTTTAATTGAAAGTTTATGGCGTTCATTTTTTGGTAAATACCGGCTGTATAACACATCGGCAAACCCTCCGATAAATACGACATCACTGTTCAAAAGCACATTGCGAGTGATTTCATACACTTTTTTATCCGCACGGGAAGAATAGTTTTTGTCACTTTTATCTTTATCTTTATCTTTATCATCATCATCATCATCATCATTAGAACTCGGTCGCACGGAAATCCTCGAACAGTTCACCATTTTCATCGGGTACACCTTATTCAACAGCGTGAGCCGTTTTAACACTTTTTCCCACCTTGAAACATCGCCTTCGGGACGAGACAGTTCAAGGTACATGGCCATTCTCAAAAAGTTGGTGGGTGCATAACGAATTCCGTGTTTGATGTACGACTTTGCAGAAAGCACGCTAAAAAGCGAGTCGTCCATTTGAGTAATGTCTGCAATCGGCATGAAGTTCACAAAGACTTTGAACGTGCCTGGATGCGACCCGGATTTGGCTTCCACTTCATTGTACCCCATTTTAAAAAAAATATCGGCCAGTTCTTTGGCATCTTCCAACGCGGACGGCGAATAAAAATCATAATCCGGAACTTCAATGTCATTATTGTAAAATCGGTATTTTTCAGGCAGAATCGAATTGATTGCGGTTCCACCGTAGCACACCAGTTTTTTATCGCGCAAAAATTGTTCAAGGCGACCTATTATTTTTTTAACTTCCGGCGACTGGGCAACTTTTTTACCCATCCGCGATTCTATCTTGTCAACCGCATTTCTTAATATTTCAATTTCCTTTTCTTCTACTTTTTTAAGTGAATTTGAATTTGAAGTATTCGAACTCTTTGACATTCTTGATAATTTCATTTTTCATATATCATAACCAGATAATAAATATATGAAAATTTAAATTTACATAGAAACGGTAGTTCCCATCGAGGTTTGAGCCGTCATGGCCGACGACAGCGTTTCAGTTGGATTGACTGCCGTAGGCTCCTTCAAAATAATTGGCACGTACCGAAGCTCGGGAGGTTTCAATATAAACGCACTTCCGAAACTGTTAAACGATTTGATATACGCTTTAACATTTGCATCTTGGCTTTGAAATGCCATTGCCACCATTTGACATCCTTCGTTATGTGCATTTGTGGATGGATATAGGTTTTCTGACCGCGTAGCCTGTTCCGGTACAATGTACTTTATTGTTTTTTTTGCAGATTCTTTCGAATCTTGTTTGATGTTATCGTTTATGAAGGTGAATGTGTGCTTATTAGAACCCGAGGTAAACGTCATGTTTATGTACTCGTAAAGTGGCGTGCGTTTGTATATTTCGCGAGTATTCACTTTGTCTGACCCCGGCGTCTCGTCAATCATGATGACGACTTTGCTCATAAAATTTGTGAGTTTGATTTTACCTAAGTCTTCTCCGTTGAAAGAGTACGAAAATCGTGGGTCCAACAGTTTTGACCCCAGTTTGTCTTTGATTATCGTTGCAATCTTTTCGTATATCATAACGTTTCGACTTTTGATTCGAAGGCACAAAAACAAGGGGTCATTTGAATTATAACATCCCTCTTCAATTCCCGTTTTATCGTTGATTCGATATGAGCTGAATGCGTACTTGTTTATCATGTCAACCGCATCAACAAACGGTACGTAGTTGTACGTTTCTTTCATTGAAAACTCGGGTCGGGACGATGCCGCAACTACCGGGCTGCCATCCACTGAATATATTTCAAAATCTAAAACGCGTGCACCCTGACTTATTACGCAACGCAACGCGTCAGCTGAAACGAAATCGGACGCGTAGTCCCCCCCGCAGCAACAGTTGTACGCCGTCATAATGTAATAATCCCGAAGCAAATAACCGTACCTATCATCAAAGTCATTTATACTACTGAGTGTCTTCGATTCGGCTGCATAATACGCGTTCATTGTGTCGTCATTACGACTCTTTTTACCATAGTTCCAAGCCCATACACCCATAATAATTCCTATCACTACCACGGTTACTGCTAACCCTCCAAGGTGTGCGACATTTGGTGAAACTTTTACATTACTTATTGTACTTGCTGCAGCACTTCCAGTGGTTTGTAAACCGGTTTTCAATTTCAAAAGTTTATTTCTAAACGTGGGTGCTGCTGCTGCTGCTGCTGCTGCTGCTGGTGCTGCTGGTGCTGCTGGTGCTGCTGCTGCTGCGGATGTTCCTGCCATATTTACTTATTTATGAATGTCTATAACTATATTTATAGTATGTATACTATATTATATTAACAAAAAAACAAAATAAAATATATTTTAGAAGTGCAATAAGTAATTCATATTCATATTGTTGTTATTATTTTTTTCTTGAATGCCGGGCGGATTACTAAACATCATTGCCTACGGAAACCAAAACACTATCCTCAACGGAAATCCGAAAAAGTCGTTCTTCAAGGCAACCTATAAAAAGTACACAAACTTCGGTCTTCAAAAATTTAGAATTGACTTTGACGGGCAGCGCAAGCTTCGCATGTCCGAAGAGTCCAAGTTCACGTTTTACATGCCTCGGTATGCCGAGCTCCTCATGGATACTTATATTTGCGTGACGCTCCCCACCATTTGGAGCCCTATATACCCGCCTAAAACTGAAAAAGATAAGTGGGCACCTTACGAATTCAAATGGATAAAACACCTGGGAACCCACATGATTAAAGACATTACCGTTTCGGTCGGCGGTCAAATTTTGCAAAAGTTCTCCGGCAGCTACTTGCTATCCATGATGCAGCGCGACTACCCCGTCGAAAAACGCGACTTGTACGACCAAATGACCGGCAACGTGCCCGAACTCAATGACCCGGGCTGTTGCGGTGCGCGCGTCAATCAGTATCCCAACGCGTACTACACCCCCAGTGCACGTGGCGCAGAACCCTCCATTCGCGGTCGAAAAATATACATTCCGATTAACACGTGGTTCACCACCAGCAGCCAAATGGCGTTTCCTTTGGTGTGTCTGCAATACAACACGCTGCAAATCGATGTCACACTTCGTCCCGTCAAAGAGCTGTACGTCATTCGCGATGTGACTGACCCCGACAACGAGTGGCCTTACGTGCAGTCCAACTACACACTGAACGAACACCAATTTTACCGGTTCCTGCAAACCCCGCCTGATGTTGAGTTGGGCCCGTCGTCTTACACGGACACGCGAACCGACTGGAACGCTGACGTGCACATGATTGCAACCTACGGGTTTTTATCCGCCGAAGAGACGGCGGCATTTGCCGCAAATGAACAAAAGTATTTGATAAAAGGCATATACGAGTGGGAATTCAAGGACGTGACGGGAAACACGCGCGTCAAACTGGAAAACACACTAGGCATGGTTTCCAGCTGGATGTTCTTTTTCCGTCGCAGCGACGCATTTTTGCGCAACGAATGGAACAACTACACCAACTGGCCGTACGACTACTTGCCGCACGACATTGAACCGGCCGAGTACGGCTACACCGCCGACCGCCAAGCCACAGAGGGATGGAAGCCGTTACAAGTGGCGAATACAGGCGAGCCGCTAATGTCGCGAACACCGTATACGTTGGGTCCAGGGCGAAACCCGTGCATGGACGAAGCCGGTCGACTTGAGTCGCACACAAACAGCAATCGTCGTACGGGATATTATACGACGGGACTGTTTGAGCCCGAGAACCAAAAAGAGATTCTAAACACAATGGGGATTATCTTCAATGGAAAATATCGAGAGAATATTTTCGATGCGGGCATTTACAATTATGTGGAAAAGTATGTTCGCACCAACGGGAATCCGCCTCCGGGATTGTACTGTTACAATTTTTGCTTGAACACAGACCCCAACGAGTTGCAGCCTTCAGGCGCCGTAAATATGAGCAAGTTCACACAAGTTGAACTGGAGCTGTCCACCATATACCCGTCACTCGACCCGAATGCGTCGTTTCACATGATTTGTGACCCTACAACGGGGCTTCCAATCGGTGTGAACAAAACCAACTGGCGTATTTACAACTACATGTTCGATTTGATTCTTATTGAGGAGCGGTACAATGTGCTGACATTCGTGTCAGGAAATTGCGGCCTCATGTATGCCCGGTAATGTGTATTTTCAGTCGAATTCTTATTTCAGGAACCGGGTCACTAACCTTGTCGGGACGGTCGAACAGTATGTTATTCTCCACGTAACTTTTGTTGGGGTCCAACAAATTGTTGTCAAATACATGGTAGTAAGCGTTTTCATCATTGTCATATCTAATAAAGGAGGGTGACATCGTGCTATATGTGTGTAAGTGCGTAGGATACAGTTTATGAAAAATAGTTGGAATGACGGTTGATAACGGTTCATGGATGTTTTGTATAA